CGGGAGGTTATGACACCGGTAAAGAGATTGTTGCCTTGTCTATTCTCAATGGCATCGTAGATCGCCGTGGCGGTTGGATGTACTACGGAGAGCGTAAATGGCAGGGGGCACAGGCTCTTATTGATTCTCTACGTGAAGAGATTGAGCTTCGTGAAGAGTTAAGTAAGGCTGTTATGAGTACTATTAAAGCCCAACCTATATTGGCTTTAGATGAAGAGTGAAGGACAAAAGCAGTCTCTAAAGCATGAAAAGCGTTTAGAGAAACTTGTGGACGGCAAACGCTCAGCTGCATCGGGTGCGTTCTGGTCACGTAAAGGGGATGTTAGAAGTAATGATCTTTTGATTGAGCACAAATGGACTGGTAAAAAATCAGTAACCATTAAATCAGAAGTTCTTAAGAAGATTACTACCGAAGCTATCCTCGATAGTCGTATACCGGTTTTAGGTCTTCACCTTGATGGCGAGAACTATGTAGTTTTAGGAGAGGAGGATTTCTTTGAACTTCGTAACGCACTCAGGGGTGACTAAATGGAACATGACGACGAGCCTACTTGGGCTTGGAGATATCAAGCTAAATGCCGTGGAGAAGATACAGAGATATTTTTCCCACCAAGAGATAAAGCTTTATACAAACCGATAGCGGATAAAGCTAAGGCAATTTGTTGGGGAAAGGACGGGCGCTCAGCTTGTCCAGTTCGCAAAGAGTGTCTTAAAGAAGCTATCATAAACGATGAGTTGCACGGCATCTTTGGGGGCATGTCCCACAGAGAGAGAAACGCAGCAAAGCGTAAATATGAAAAACAAGGTTTAACACTAGAAGAATGGATAGACCAGGATGGCAAATACGGGCAAACCTAAGACGGTTTCTTTAAAGGCATATCTAGATGCAACTAAACGAGATACTCGTTTAATGGGCGCTATTGAGCGCCACTTGTTATCTAAGCCTTTTGATACTCGTCGCATGGATATTATTCACCCATCCGACATGATTAAGCCTGAGTGGTGTCACCTTGCCCAATACCACGCTATTAAAGGTAACTATAAAGAAGTTCGTGAGAAGCCTACTCTTCGTTTGCAATCTATTTTTGATGAAGGCCACACTATCCACGCTAAGTGGCAGAAGTGGCTTACAGAGATGGGCGTTCTTTACGGTAAGTGGGAGTGCTCAGAGTGTGGCCCTTCAGACTGGGAACTTGCTGCTGATCTAAACTTTGATGATCCAGAGTGCGGTACGTTTACTTACAACGAAGTTCCTTTGTGGAGTGACAAACACAAGATTGGTGGACACTCCGATGGTTGGGTAAAGACTCTTGGAGAAGACTGCCTTATTGAGATTAAGTCTATTGGCGCTGGAACACTTCGTTTTGAAGCACCCGCTTTACTAGCTCAGTCTGATGGAGACTTAGAAAAAGCTTGGCGCAACATACGTGCGCCTTTCCGTACTCACCAACTACAGGGTCAAGTTTATCTACACCTTACCCACCTAATGGTAGGGGCCGGAGATCTTCCTTCTGCTCCAAATGAGATTGTATTTATCTATGAGCTTAAAGCTAACCAAGATTATAAAGAGTTCACTGTTAAGTACAACCCAGAGTTTACTAAGGATCTATTTGATCAGGCATTGGACATAGCTTGGGCAGTTGACAACAACCGTCCACCTGTGTGTAATATTGACCCTATAGCCGGATGTAAGCGGTGTGAGCCTTATAAGGAGAGTACCGATGCCTGATTACGATTACAAGTGTTCAAAGTGTCAAGAAGTAACAGAAAGTTTTTTCCCTATTAGCGATGGGCCATCACCTGCAATTGTATGCAAGTGTGGCGGTGAAGCGTTTAGGCAGTATTCTCCGTTTGGCATTCAACTTAAAGGTGGAGGGTGGGGCGGCCAATGAGCATTAGCCGTAAAGTATTAGACAGTCTTGGAGAGCTTGGGTTTACTCTTTCTCCAAAACCGGGTTACGAAATTCCAGAACTTCCTCGTGATATTACTGAACTAGATGACGAAGGTCTCATGGATCTTTTTGTACAGTTTACTCAATGGAACGATCACCTATCAGGAGCTCATGCTATTGCTGTAATTAATGAACGCGAAGCACAGCGCAACGTAGATGTAGCAGAAGCTGGTGCAATGCTTAAGAACTGGACTGGTACAAAAGGCGGAGATAAAGTAACTGTTCTTAAAGCACAAATTGCTGTATCTCCAGAAGTAAACGATTTGTACGATGACCTAAATACTCGTTACGCATTTCGTAAACTTCTTGAGACACGTGCTCTTAGCGTAGAGCGTGACTCTCAAGTAGTATCTCGTGAATTAACACGCCGTACATCAGACGGTGGTGGTATGCGATCTAGGACCCGGAGGTTTACACCATGAGTTATGAACAGCTTTCTTTATTTACTGATGAAGAGCTAGGCTTACCCAAGAGCCCTACCGGTTACCCTGGTTATGAAATCATTGGTTTGACTGGTTACGCACAGTCTGGAAAAGACACTGCTGCTTCTGTATTGGTAAACAAATACGGTTACAGAAGGATTGCATTTGCGGACAAGATTAGGGACTTTTTGTACGAAATTAATCCTATGGTTGCGTGCAGCCCTACAGGTTATTTGCAAGACCTTGTAAACTTAGTTGGTTGGGATAACGCAAAGCAAGAGCCTCAAGTTCGTAGGTTATTGCAAGACTTAGGTAACTCAGCTAGAAAATTATTTAATGAGGACATTTGGATTAGCGCTGCTCTAAGCACCATAAAAAGTGGTGAACGTGTTGTGGTAACAGATGTTAGATTTAAGAATGAAGCTGAAAAGATTAAAGAGTTAGGCGGTCAGCTCTGGCGTGTAAAGCGTGCTGGGTTTGGTCCAGTAAACGACCACGTTTCAGAATCTGAATTAGACGGGTACAAAGTAAGTCAAATTTTTGTAAACAACGGTACTTTAGAAGATTTAGAAAACCTTATATCTATAAGAATGGAAAACAAAAATGGGAAGTAACAAAGAGCCTTTAGTTATTTATTGGGCTCCAGCAGCCTATGAAAGCGATTTAGATTCTTGGTCTTTACTTTACCCCGCACCAGTAAGTTTGTCCTCAGAGGTAAACTCGTTGCGTAGTCTGGAAAAACTTGGTGGAGACAACCTTTATGCCTGCCCTGCTCATAGGGACACTACTAATAATATTTTTGTTTTTAAAAACGCTGTAGAAAATATAGTTAATTTTCCAGAAGGGTTTTTAAAGGCTGCAGCAGAAGAAATGTCAAAATCTCCTAACTACGCTACTAATTCCCTACCTTTTGGTTCTGAATTACAATCTAGGGTGTATTTAAACGTGCTTCGTAAATCTTCTTTTGATGGCTACGCAAATGTTTTGTACAATATGGCTTGGCTTTTTGTAGCAGAAGACCCTGTTATTGCTAAGTTTACTCCTCCGTATTACCCACATTCAGCCCCAGCAGACGGCGCAATGCTATCTATAGGGCAGTTTGATATTGGGCAATGGTTTAGATCATTCCAGTTGGACTACCACATTCCGTTATCTACGGATAAGTTAAGTTTTTATGAAGAAGATCCTTTGTTTTATATGCAAGTTCTTACAGATAGGCCGGTTGTATTTAAACGGTTTATGAGAACAACAAAGATTGCAAATTTGCATTTAGAGCTTGGTGCAGCTTCTATTAGGTACGGGTTATTTAGATCCTTAACTGAAAAGTATGCTATGGCAAAAAATGCTAAAGTTAAAGAACAACTTATGCACGAAATTAAACAAAATTTAGTAGAATAGGGTAAAGACGTGGAATCTTTAGACGACGATATTAATTGGAAAAATTTATTTTTTAGGGTTGGTAGGGAGCTATACATCTCTATGATTACTGAAAAAGAAGAGTGGTTAAAGGAACGAGGCTTACCAGAAAATTTTGAATCTGAGCATGCTTTTATAAATCATAATCACTACGATCCTTTAATTAGGGAACTACTTGGGCGTCATTGTATATCTAGAAACAACTTTTTTACTTGGAATGGCCAGAATCCAGATATAGAGTTTGTAAAAAACTTAGATAAAGAGTTTGGCTACTATGTAGAGGGTGAGTGGTCTAATGACCACTAATAGTAGAAAACACCGTGGCTATAAGTCACAGAAAATTGTGGCTAACTATTTAGTCGCAAACGGCTGGCCGTATGCAGAGTCTACCGGGGCTGGTCGTTCGGGTACTGACGTTACTGGAACTATCGGCATTGATTGGGAAGTAAAGGCTCGCACAGGATTTAATCCTTCTGCAGCTATAAAACAGCTAAAAGATCGCCATAATGGCAAAGATTTGCCCGTAGCTGTATTGCGACTTAATGGTCAAGGCGAGGCTACTATTGGCGAATGGCCAGTAATACTAAGGCTAGAGGACTTCGTAAACCTCTTAAAAGAGGCCGGATACGCTGACGGAGCCTCTTAAATCACGTACCGTTTTCCTTAGAGGGCAACTCTAAATCGAAAACTAAGGACTACAAACTCGTGATTGAAAAAGATAATGAAGAGAAGTTCCTGCGTGTAAGCGCCGGTTCTAA